GGCCTGATGGCCATCACCTTCGCCTCCGGTTGTTCCATCGGTCTCACCTTCGCACGTAAGCAGAAAGCGAAACCCCATGCTCGGAAGCGTTGAAAGTCTCCTCGGCTCAATTTCATTTGCCATCGCCCTCGGGCTGACCGGGCTAATTGCCGGATTTATCGTGTGCCGCAAGGGCAAGGCGAAGGAGTGAGCCGCCGCCGTTGCTGTTGCATCCCGCAGGGCGAAGCGTATTGCTTCTGCTTTGATGTCAACGCGACGCACGCGCAGTTCTGCACGCTCCAAAATGACATCGTCAACTGCAGCTTTACCGCGGTTGGCTGCGACGATCCGGTGCCGTCGTGGTACGTGGTCAACAACTACCGATCATCAATTGGTCCGCTCGGGCCGCAGCAGTTTGTGGTAGCGAGTGAACCGCCCACGCCACAGCCATGCGACTGCCGTACAAACTGGTGCAAGTCGGTCTACACATGGACCAATCCTGACAATTCGTTCAAGCGTCAACTGTGCTTTACGCTGGGATGCGGACCGGGCGCCATCCCGCAAAGCAGCTCGACGGGAAACATCAGCGTCGTACGATTCGACGCTCCCAATTGCCCTGGCAGTGCATATTGCGGCTGCTGCGGAACTCAAACGGACATCGTCCGCATCACGTACGAAGCGGAAATTCCGGCAGCAACTGTAAACGGCGAATGCGGGGCCGTTACCTACACTTACGCTGGCGGCGCCGGCGGATTTGGTGGCGGCGCTTGGTTCACTCGATTTACGGCGTATTACTGCTGGGTGTGGGGCGGTAGCCAGAACCCCACGCCGTGCAAATTGGTGCTGACAAGGATTGACATGACAACTCCCAACGCGCCGCAGAGCTCAAACGGTGACGTTTGCGGCGCTACTGAATTTGGCGGTCCATGCGAAACGCAGTACGACACGTGCAGCGTCCCGGCAAGTTCGTGGTGCGCCCCATTCACGGGCGACGGTGCAATCGTCTACGGCCTGGCGGGATCCCCGCCGATGACCCTCGACTGCCGGAGCTGCGAATGTCCGTAGGCCCAAAGGTGATGACCGTCGGCCTGGGCGACGTCGTGGCCGGTGCCGCCAAGGCGGTCGGCGTGAAGCCGTCCCCAGGCTGCGGCTGCGAGAAGCGGCGCGAGGCGCTGAACCGCGCCACGCCCAAGGTCGTCGGGCGACTGCTTGACGCTCTCCGTAGTTACTGGTCGAAGTGGTGAAATAAGGGAAACTTTCCCTTGGGGGTTTCCGCTGATCCTGTTACGGTCGGCGGAAATGGCAAAAAGGCCCACGAAGCAGCGGGTTGAGTCCCAAGGGAAGCCGGTCCTTTTGCGCGAAATCGACGCGAGGACGCGACGCGCCATGAGCAGGAAAGAGAACGCCAGAGAGGAATGGTGGATGGTTCGGAACGACGGCGACCCGAAGGGCGTCTGGTCGTTTACACTCGATCCGTACGCAAGTCCTTGGGACTGGAAGGTTAAGATCGGTGCCAATAAGCACCACGTAGAACGTCGGATAGCCGTCGCAAAGCGGGATGCCGAAAACAAGGGAAAACTACTGGCAATTCGGGCGCTCGTCCATAAGATACGGTCTGCGCCGAAATGAGACATCAGTCACAGATGCCAGAGGTCTCGATAACGCTGCTTTACAGAACACGCATAGCGTGGCCTCGTTTGTGACCGTTTCGGCGCCTTTGAGAGGCGCACCATGTCAGAGAGAGCGATTGAGAGGACTGCACCGCGTTCTTATGGGAAGACGGCCAACAGCATTCAGGTCCGGGTCGATCTGGACCTTATGGACCGGGTTGCCCGAGTAGCCGCGAAGAACAAGCGAACCATCCGGGGCCAGGTCGAGCTGTTCATCGAGGAGGGCCTCGCGGCCAATCCCCGCCTGGAGACTCGCCGGGAAGGCGGTGCAGCGTGAGCGACCTCCTTGCACCGCAGGATCGGGTGAAGCAGAACGAGCAACTCGTTCGCGCCCTGGGGACCATCGTCAAACAGAACTACGTGATCCGGGTCCAGGGTCGCGAGTATCTCACCGTCGCCGGGGCGCAAGCAATCGCCTCGGGCATGGGGCTGACCACTACGACGGAACAGCTCCGCCACGTCCCGGCGACGGATGGGATGACCGGCTACTGGGAGGCCACGTCGACCGTGGTCGACCAGCGCGGCGTCGTGCTCGGGCGCGGCGTCGGCTGCGTGTTCGATGACGAGAAGCCGTGGAACACCCGCCCGCAGTTTGCGCGACAGATGATGGCACAAACCCGCGCTACTGGTCGCGCCCTTAAGGGCGTGATGGGCTGGGCGTTCGCGCTGCTTGGCACCGCGTCGAGCCTTCACGAGGAGATGCCCGAGGAAGCCGCTACGACGCCGCAGGACGGCACGGAGGGCGTTCGACGCCTTCCGGCCCGTCCGAGCGCACCGAAGGCCTCCAAAGGCGATCCCGTGGCGCTACGCGAAGTTCGCGGAGTTTGTGCGGAGGTCGAGTGCAAGGTGAGCAAGGCCGGTACGAAGTACTGGCGCATCGGCATCGAGGCTGGCGAGGCCACCGAGTGGTTCACCAGCTTCAAGCCGATCCCCGAGCTCGCCGGTCGGCTGCTACTCCTGAAGCTTGTGCCACACAAGGACGGCGTCCTGGTGGAGGACTGCATTGACATGGAGGTGGAGTGATGGCAAAGCATCACCCAGGTGAGATCTTCGCCTTGGGCGGCTCGCTGACGCCCACCGAGAAGCTCGTTGCGATTGCCCTTGCCGATTACGGCGAGCGGATCCATCCCAGCCAGGCGCATATCGCCATGAAGACGGGGCTGCACCTCGACACCGTAAGTGCCACTATTTGCTCGCTGCGCGGCAAGGGCATCATCGAGACTTACGGCAGCGGAAAGGCGCTGACGTACCGGCTTGACCTCCGGTCTAGGACCGGAGGTACCTCCGGCTTTAAACCGGAGCACCTCCGGTCTACGACCGGAGCACCTCCGGTTTTAAACCGGAGGGATCCTATACACCAAAGAACCACCAAAGAACCACCAGCGGCTGACGCCGCGAATGGGGGGGTGGTTTCACCCTGGGATGGGATCGATCCGGAAGACGTAACCAAGATCCGGCGCTGGTGCCCGCGTGACACCGACACGCTCTGTGAGGCGCAGCGTCGCGTCACGCTCCGCAAGCTCGCCGACCTCGGCATCCGCGTCACCGACCACGCCAGGTGGTGGCGACGCCTGGGCGAGCGGTGGGGGCAGATCGGCGTCCCGCCGTACGACCAGTTGGCGCTGGAGCTTCAGTCGATTGGACCCGACGTGCGAGACCGTGTCTCGGTGCTCGCCTTTCGCCTTGGACTTGGGAGGGTGGCAGCATGATCGAGATCCCAAAGACGATTCGTGAGCCCTGGGAGCGCAAGCTCAAGCGCGCCCAGCGCAGCATCTCGATTGGGTCGATTCCGGTCGACGTGGTCGAGGAACTGATTGGCATGATTGTGTCGCAGCACGAAGAACTGCGCGAACAGGACCGCAAATGGCGCGAGCGCGAGCGGTTTCTTGAGCAGACGATCGTGCGGTGCGGCGGCGGCTTCGACAAGCGCGGCCTCGAAGGTGAACCAAGAGGCCTCATGGTGAAGCATGGAATCCACACCGTGGTGGAGGACAGCAAATGACCGACCGAGATCACATGGCTGCAGCAATGCTTCAGGTTGTCTTCAACACGTCTGCCATCTGGAGTCCGTGTCAGCACGATCAAGAGTGGTATTGGGACGATATGTCGTCGGCGGCGGAAGTCGCCTATCGGCTTGCCGACGCCATGCTCAAAGCGCGCGATGCAACCAAACCAGGGAAGGAAGAACCATGATCGATCCGAGTGGCGTCGGCGCGGGTGCCCGTGGTCGTTCCACGGGCGCCCGAAGCCGCCGTAAAGGCGCTGTAGGCGAAGCGGAGGCCGCGGCTGCCCTCGGGGCCGTCCTTGGCAAGCCGTGGCGCAGAACGGCACAGCGCTGGGGCAAAGCCAAAGCGGACATCGAGCCCTGCGACGGGGGCGTTGGCGTCCATGTCGAGGTGAAGCGTGTTGGTTCACTCCTGAAGCGATGGTCGTGCGCGGTGCAAGAGCACCCGCTGATCCTTGGCGGGGAGCTGTACTGCTGCTCCATCGACAACCTGGTGCTCATGCTCGACCAGGTGGAGATCCCTCGCGTGTGCGCCAAGAGCTCGACCGTGATGCGCTACATGGCGCAAGCGGTGCGCGACGCCGAGGATGGCCTAGTGCCGATGGTCATGTGCCGAATGGATCACGCGCCCTGGCTTGTCTGCTGGCGCTACGACGATGATGACCGGCTAACTGCTGCCCTGCGGGAGGCAATGAAGTGAGGCGCTTCCGTTACGAGGGTGGGCTCGGCAAGGCCATCAGCATGATCAACACTACGCGGTCGCGTGGTGGCTCATGGACGCGCAAGGCCAAGCAGCACAAGGCAATCGAGATCAGTTGCCGCAAGTGCGGCAGCATCGTGGGGCTGGAGTGCGATCACATCGTGCCGCTGCACCGTGGTGGAACCAACGACGCATCCAACCTCCAGAGCTTGTGCAAGGAATGCCATGCCGCTAAAACAGCGTCCGAAGCAAACCAGCGGTGATCCCCCCCCATCGGGGCCGAGGGGGGCAGGTTCCCGGGGGCACCGCGCTTTGGGGAACTCAAAAACCGACACGCGCCGCAAGCATCGGCCCAAGCCACCTTTATGCGCCGAGCAAGCGGACGCCTATGCCCGTGGGGTGGTCGATGGAACGCTTGTCGCCAATGCTCGCGTGCGCGATTCGTGCCGCCGGTACTTGGCCGAGCGCCTCGATCCGGCGGCGGCGTCGGTTTGGTGGGACGAGCAGCTGGCCGACAGCGCCCGCGACTTTGCCCTGAAGTGCGGGCAGGGCGCGGAAGCTGGGGCAGGGGAGCCGCTGGTGTGGTTGCCCTGGCAATGCTTGGTCGCCATGATCTTGCTCGCCCGCCGGCGCGTGGTGAACGGCACCAAGACGGATACCCCCGCTACCAAGGCGCTGCTGCTGGTTGTGTCACGCGGCGCAGGGAAGACCGAGTTTGCGGCGTCGATGATCATGGCCGCGATGCGCGACCAGGAAACGCGCCTTGAGTTTGCGTCGGTCGCTCCGGACGGTCGCCTAGCGCAGAAGACCTTCGAGCGGATGCAGACGATGAGTCAGACGCTCGACGCGAAGGAATGGAAGGCGACCGGCGGCAGCACCCCGGCGCACCCCGGCAGGGTGAAGCACGGCGGCAACCGGTACATTTCGCTTCCCTGCACGGACAAGGCGCTCGACGGTCTCACGACCCGCCTGGTGGTGGCCGACGAGGTGGCTCGCATGGAATCGGCGTTCGGTCGCCTCCTTACCGGCTTGGCGAAATTCGCGACCAGCCAAACCCTGCTGATCACGACGCCTGACCCGGAGCAGAAGACGAGGCCAATCTGGGGGTACTGGGACGCTTGCGAGCGGGCAATCAACGACGGAACGCCGTATCCGCCGGGCTGGTGGCCGCTGCTCTACGGGCTCGACCAGGACGATCAAGCCGCCGACCCGAAGGCGTGGCCGAAGGCAAACCCGTCGCTCGGCGTAATTGTCGACCCGGCGCAGCTCGAGCTGGCCGCTAGGACGATGCTCGAGAGCGGCGACCCGGCGCAGATAGCCGAGTTTGAAACGCAACTCGCGTGCCGCTACCACGAACTGGCGACCACCGACGTGGACCTCGGGGTGCTCGAGCGGCAGATGCAGGAAACGGATTGGTCTCGCCTCGCCGGCGCGCCAGCCGTCATCGGCATCGACCTTTCCCGCGGCGGCTACGGGGCGCAGCTCGACCTGACTTCGATCTGCCTGATGGTCGTCGACGGCAACGTGATCCGCGCCCGAAACATCTCCTGGTGGGCCGGGACCGACATTCAGCTCGACGAGCGGCGCTGCAAGAACCCGCTGGGCGCGTGGGTGGAGCAGGGTTTCCTGCGCCGGATGCCTGGCGAATGGCACGACATGGCCGTCGTAGAAGCCGAAATCGAGTCGCTCATGGCCCGCTACGACGTGCGAAAGATCGGCGTCGACCCGCACCCGGCCCAGGCACGCGACATCAAACGGTGGGCAGATCGCGGCTGGCCGATCATTCCGGTTGACCAATCGATCCGCACGATGGCGCCCGCGTGGAAGTTGTGGGGCGACTTGCTCAAATCGAAGCAACTCATCTACGAACCGGACCCCGTGCTCCGCTCGGCGCTAAACGCAGTGCGCTTGATCCGCGACAACGTCGGCAACACGCGCCCCGTCAAGGGGCGAAGCAACGGCAACACCGATGCGGTGGTCGCTGGCAACATGGCGGCGCTGCTGATGGAGCACCACCAGGTGCGTGAAGCAACTGGGCTCGCGACTTCATCGTGTCCCATTGGATAGACACGGTTACAAGAATTCCGGATTGACGTTTCGGGGCAGAGTTGTTCCATCTGCTCCGTGGGCATCTTTGCACGATTCTTCGGCTTCAAGTCCGGCGTCGCGATCTACACGCGACCCGAGCCGATCATTGCGTCACCGGCTGACGCGATCCCTGCCGTAGTTCGTGCAACCAACCTGATCTCTGCGGATATCGCTCGCCTTCCCGTGTCGGTCTACGACAGCGAAGGGCACGAGATCGAGGGCCATCCGGTCGAGATGCTGCTGAACCGCGACGCGAGCCGCTGGCAGTCCGGCTACGAGTTTCGCCGCTACACGACCTCCGTCGCGCTGACGCACGGCAACGGAATCGCGCTGATCCGACGCGGAAGCGACGGCGAAATCGCCGAGCTCCAGCCGGTGCCCGCCGACGCGATGAGCGGCGAAATCACCGAGGAAGGCGTCCAGTACCGCATCGGAAGCCTGGTGGTTGCTGCCGACCAGGTGCTGCATATCGGTGCATATCCGGATCACCTCAACCCGTGCTGGTACCGCTCTCCGCTCGACGTGGCCCGCCACGCAATGCAACTCGCCGCCGATGAGAACGGCGCGTACGCACAGTCGGTCAAAACGGGAAGCCTCGGCAAGGTCGCGATCTCGCACCCGGGCGCCATGAGCGACCAGACCGTTCAGGCGATCCGCGACGCATGGAACACCATGCACGCAACTGCCGACGGCGCCAGCCGTCCGCTGATCCTGCGCGAGGGCATGAAGGCCGAGAAGATCGGCCAAGAAACGGGGATCACGCAGCTTGAGAACCGGAAGTTCAGCGTGCAGGAGATCGCACGTGCGTTCGGCGTTCCGCCGGAGATGCTGTTCCAGCAAGGCGGCGGCGCCCTTGTAAGCCAAAGCGAAGTCGCCCGCGCATACGCGGACGGCGCAATTGCGGCATGGGCTACCGCGTGGGAGTCGGAGCTCACGCGGAAGCTCTGCCGCCCCGGCGAGTTCGTGCGGATCGACACGACGGCGATCGTTCGCGGCAACCTCCGCGACGCGGGCATGGCGTTCTCCAAGCTCGTGCTGGCTGGCGTCATGTCGCCGAACGACGCTCGCCACTACCTCGGTCTGCCGCCGGTGGTTGGCTTGGACACGCCGACGGTCTCGATGCCCGGCGGCGCCAGCGCGGCGTCCGGGCCTGACAACGTAGGGGACGAAAATGCTTGAGCTTCGCACGGCGACCTTTGAGCGCAGCGGCAACAAGCTTGCCGGTTACGCCAGCGTCTACAACGCGCCGAGCCTCCCGCTCACGGTGCGCGGCGTCAACAACGGCAAGCCGTTCGTTGAGCGCGTCGCGCCCGGCGCGTTTGACCGCTCCCTCGCTGCCAATGTCTCGCTCCTGATCGGGCACGATCGGCGCGAGCTCCTCGCAAACACCAAGAGCGGGCTGCTCCAGCTTCGCTCCGACTCCAAGGGCCTCGCATTCGAGGTCGATCTCCCGGACACGCAGAGGGCCAAGGACGTTCGCGCCCTGGTCGAGGCTGGCGTGCTCTCGGAGATGTCGTTCGGTTTCTTCGTTCGCTCCGACGCCTGGATGGGCTCGGAGCGCACCCTCACGGAGGTGGATCTCCGCGAGGTTTCCATTGTCGAAAACGGCGCTTATCCGCAGACCAGCGCCGAGGCTCGCACCTATTCGCCGAGCCTCGCTCGGTTGCGTCTGCGATTGAGGACCCTCACGTGAAGCAGCAGGAAATCATTGAGCGCCGCAAGGCCATCGAGACCGAAGTCAACTCCATCCTCGCCTCTGACCAGATCAGCGCCGAGAGCGAAGCCCGCGCAGACGAGCTCCTCAACGAGCTCAAGGACCTGAACGAGAAGCGCAGCGCTGCTGCGCTCCGCGAGCGTTTCGCGTCCCACGCGATCACGCAGAAGGTCGTCGCCGAGAAGCGCGAGCAGACCGAGGAGTGGCGTTCCAGCGGCGAGTACCGCGAGCAGTTCCTCGGCTGGCTGAAGGGTGGCCGTGCGCCCGAGCAGCGCGAGCTGATCACCAGCGCCAACTCCAACATCCTCATCCCCAAGCTGTACGAGGACGGGATCCTGAAGTACATGATGGCGCAAAGCGTCATCCGCAACTTGGCCGACCTGAAGACCGGCGTCCAGGGTTACCCGACCCTGCGCTACAACACCCTCGCCACCGCCGATTACACCTCGGCCTGGACCCAGCCGGACACCGGCACGACCCTCCGCACCAGCATCGACCCCGGCTTCGCCGAGGTGCCGCTGGCTTGGCAGCCGTGCCTCCCCTACACGCAGGTCTCGCAGCAGCTCATGCGGCAGGCGAACTTCGACGTCGAGGCGGAGGTGATGGACAACCTCCAGCGCCAGCTCTCGAAGAACCTCGAATGGGGCTACATCGGCGGCACCGGCACCAACCAGCCCAAGGGCATCTTCACGGTCAACGCCAGCACCAATCAGGTCACGGCGAACTCGGCCAGCACGACCCGCGCTGCCGCGATCACGGCTGGTGCGACGCTCGCCAAGCTGCGCGAGATGCGCTACGAGAAGCTTCCCGCTGCGTACTGGGGTTCCTCGGCGTGGATCATCCCGCAGGACGTGTACGCGACCATCGCCACGCTGACGGTCAACAACGTGCCGCTCTTTATCCCGAGCGCGGACGCTGTCGGCCAGGCTGGCGCGGGTTTCACCCTGATGGGTCTCCCGGTCTACGTGACCGAGTACCTCCCGGCGCACATCTCCACCGGCACCACGGGCAAGAACTGCTTGGCCGTGCTCGGCAACATTTCGGACGGCTTCGCCATCCGCGAGGCGGCTGGCATCGGAATGATTCGCGACGAGATCACCGCGGCAGCTTCTGCCCGCGTGATCTTCCAGGGCATGGTGTTCGCCAACAGCGACTTCACCCGCGTGAAGTCCTTGGTGCAGCTCAACGTCACCAACGCCTGATCCTCATCCTCTCATCGGCACAGGTGGCGCTCCTTCGGGGGCGCCACCTGGCTGCGAGGTAGTCCGTGGCGATTGATATTTCCAAGTTCCGCAACTGGGCACGGCTCTCCTCTAACGAGGACGATCCGGCCATCCAAATTGCGTGGGAAGCAGCGAAGCGCGAACTTGAGGAGCGCACCGGCTGGTGCGTCGATCCGGTCACGCGGACGCAGTACGTGGCTTCGGAGCCGACGAACGACCAGCTGCACGTGCGTTTGGAGCGCCAGCCGGTCACGGCGGTGACCTACCTGGACGATGATGGGGCGACCGGATCCGCGACGCTGGTGACCATCAACGGGATCCAGTACGCGACCATGGCGGACTCGCTGGCGTATCCGGTTGTCCTGACGGTTACCGCTGGCACCAACACGCTCAACCCGCTGCTCGAGATGGCGCTCCTCCAGCGCGTCACGCAGCACGTGGCAAGCCGCGGAGATGACACGGTGGCGCTCCCGAGCGACTACTGGGACCGGATCTGCGGCATGATGGGGAAGGGCATTGGCTGATGGCCGGGCACGTCCCATCCGGAATGCTGCGCCTCGCCATGACGGCGCAGAATCCCGTCCGCACGGTCGATGACTTCGGCCAGGCATCCGAGTCATGGGTCAACGTCGCGGTGCTGCATTGCCATATCGAGGTCGCATCGACCAACGAAACAATGGATGACCGAGGCCCGGCTGTTCGCACGGATTGGCGCATCCTGGCGAGCTTCCATCCGTCCGTGAACACCCGTAGCCGGCTGCTGTGGAACGATCACGGCACCGAGCGCACCTTCAACGTGCGGGCTTGTTGGGACCGCGACCAGCGCCGCCGTCGGCTGGAGATCGAAGCTACGGAGGTGCTGCCGTGAGTACTGCCGTCAAGATCACCGTGGATTCTGCCGAGGTGCGGAAAACGATGGCGCAGCTGCCGATGAAGCTGAATGAATCGGTGCGCAAGAAAGCCATCCGCAAGGTGTTTCAGCCAGCGGTGAAAGAACTGCGGCAGATTTGGCGATCTGCTCCGTACCGCGGGAAGCCGATTCATCGTCGCGCTATCTCGTCCGCGACGAAGCTGCTTCCCCCCAAGCGCACCGCCGGACCCGGCTCGCCGATCACCATCGTGGTCGGAGTTCAGTACGGGCGAAAGGGTGGTTCCAGGGCAAAGGGACGGCAACGCATCTGGCACCTGCTTGAGAACGGTTTCAAGCACAAGGCAAGCGGCAAGTTTGTTTCCGGAAGCAAGCGGAGCCATTCGTGGGCAACTGGTCGCGTCGGACAACTTGGAACTGCGTTGCAGACAGAACTGCTTCGCCTGGCTGCCATAGCGCTTGGGAGGCAGAATGTCGCTTGAAAACATTCATCGAGCAATCAAGTCAAGCTTGGGCGGCTTGGGTTACGAAGTGTGCGTTGGGATGCGTAATGCGGGAACGCCTACTCCTTGCATCGTCTACGAACTTAACAGCGCGGAATGTGCCGTGCGGATGACAGGTGTCATGACTGGATTGCAGCATTGGACGATCGAGGTAGAGGTGGCGTGTGTCGCCGACACGGTCGAATCGGTAACTCAAATGGTCGACGCCGTGATGAGCGAATGGCAAAACGGACCAATCAACAACACGACTTTTAATTGCTCGCTTGTCATCTCCTCGTTCTCGGTGGCGTTCACCGCAGAAACTCCGGACGACGGCCAGCAGGATGCAGAACGAATCGGCACGATCAGCATGACGCTGCTCGTCCAGGAGGATTGATATGGCACTCATCGCAGGCTACGGCGGCGCAGTCACGCTCAACTTTCAGAGCAGTTCTGCGGTCACATTCCCCGTCCGAAATATCGCTATCAACTTCGAGCGGTCGAGCATCGACACCACGCAGCTCTCTGATTTCCGCGAGAAGCGAGCGCCCGGGCGCGTCCGTCGCACGGCGACGTTTGACATGATGGCGCAGAACAGCAGCTCGGATGACGCATTGAGGCTGCACATGTTCCCGACCACGCTGGCCGAGGCTGTTGGGCGCAGCGTGGCATTGTCGTTCACCGACCAAGGCTCGATTGCCTACACCATCACCGGGCACCTGACCTCGGCGTCCCGTTCCGATGACGGCACCGGCCCGGGCATGTGGTCTCTCACCCTGGAAGAAGCCTGATGCCCTTTGACCTCACGAAGATTGCCGCTCGCCAGCGCACCGTCGAGATCGACGGCGTCGGCCCGGTCGTGTTCCGCGAGCCGACCCTAGCGGACTACACGCGGTCCCAGGTCGATCCGTACTGGTGGGGATCCTGCATCTCTTGCCCGGACGGATCGCCTTTCGTGGTGTCGAATGCCGACCTCGGCACGGTGCGCGCTGACGTGGCTGGGCGCCTCTTGGAGGAGGTCAACCGGCCACGCCCTACGGAGCCGGCACCCGCCGGCTGTGGAGAATCGCCAGCCCGGAGCAACGCATGATGATGCCCGTCGCCCTGGCACGGCTTGAGATGACCACCGAGGAACGGTGCGAGCACCTCCTCGGGGTGATCGCTTGCACGCTCACCGGAAAGCGCCCGCACGACTTCATGCCGTGGGTCCGCTCCGGCCTGGACGAGTTTGCACGGGAGGTGGGCCGTGGCTGACAAATCGATGAAGGCAGTCATTCGGGCCGAGGTCGACCCGTCGGGCGTGGTGAAGGGCGTCGCCGCAGCGAACCGCGAGCTGCAGAAGCTCAACGCCACCAGCGCCAAGGCGGCGCTGGCGAGCGGCATCAGCGCCACGATTGACGCCGGTGAGGTGGCCTTCGGTGCCATCCGTTCCGCAGTCAGCGCCTTGGACAAGCGAGCCGATGATCTGACCAAGATCACGACCACGTTTAATGTGGATGCAGCAAATGCTGCAACGCAGTCGGAGATCGAGAAGTACGCCAGAAACAAGCGGATCGCCGACGCGCTGGCGCCGGGCGTGATTCAGGGCATCAAGAATCAAGACATCATCGCCAACCGCGAAGCCGCCAACATCGTTGCGAATGGCGCCGCGATTGGGCAGGGGATCGCCAACATCCAAGGCATCTCGGCGGGTGGACAAGCTGCAGTCAATCAGGGACTGGATGTCGGTCTCCAGGGCGCTGGGTCAACCACGCTTGACGAAATCCGCAACATGCTCGGCAAGTTCTCTGGCTGGATGAGAGGGCAACCGTAATGGGAACGTGGTCTTACATTGAAACGGCGGACAGCAGGATCTATTCGCTTACGTCGCCCGGCAACGAGCATTCGGTGGACCTCGTCTACCAAGTGACTTGGACGCCAGCGAGCGGCGGCGACGCCTACCCCGGCGACGGCGGCATCTTTACCAGCGGCATTCCGCGGGTGCGGGAGCGCCTTCCGGCAGGTATCTATGGCCAAAACAATTTCCTGAAAACCTACGTCTGCCGTTCGGTCGAGAGCGCACCGGTGCGCGAGGGCACATACGTATTCCGCGTGACGTGCCGTTTCGGCTCCTTCGGCGCAACCGGCGACTTTGGCTACTGCCAAGTCACCCGGTCGAGCTCCATCCGCCAGGCGCAGATGTGGCGCATGGGCGCGGCTTTCCCGAGCAATTACGACGCTGCGTGGCCCGTGTCGGCTGACATCGGCGGAAGCAAGGTCGACCTGCGCGGCAATCCAAAGACCTACGAGGTGCCGCAACAGAACATCACGGTTGAGGTGCTGTGGGACCGCACCGCCTTTTCCGGCCAAGGTGAGCCGCCGTGGTCTACGTGGTCTGGCTATGTCGGTCAGCGCAACAGCGCGACCTTGCTTGGAGCGGACATCGGTCAGCTGCTTTATCGAGGCTTCCAGTCCGCACCGCTTCAGGAGTGGTACAAGATCCAGCACAACTTCGTTTGGGACGCCTGGGGGCACCTTGAGCAATTTGGAATCCCGCTGCCGACTGGAATGCCCCAATGCACTAGCGGCACCAGCGTGCTCGGCGTGACCATCCTCCAGGCCGACAAGATCGGCTGGATGCAGAAGTACCCAACGAAGTCGTCGATTGGTTCCGTACTGACGAGCGCCCAGTTGTCCGAGCTCACGAACCCTGTCCCGGCGTTCCCCTGATGGCCTACAACGCTCCCAACTTCACGCAGGGATTGCCGGGCGGTGCAAACCGCGTGGTGCTGCGCGATTGGACGCAGAGCGCCAGCACGGTCGGCGCCAACATGGACGGCATCATGTGGGCTACGGCCAACGTCAACGCGCCGCAGTACTCGCCTTCGGCATTGTGCGAGATCGTGTCTGCGGCGCCTATTGACCAGGCGTCCAACCGGTGGACGTACACCATCAAGATCTGGCATCCGACGCCGCTGACCGGTTCCGGAGTGACCGTGCCCCGGGACTACACGTTCGACTACACCAACTGCATCAACCTCCGAGAGTGGCACAACACCTCGACCATTGTCGATGGCATGGACATCACCAGCCCGCCGTCCACCATCGGCCCGGTTGGTAGCCGGTACACGTCCGGCGCCTGGACGACCTCCGAGCTGCTCGCCAAGGTCGAGGTGCACGTGGCCTACAACACCGCTGGCGGGGCGTTTGCGTACTTTGACCGACCGAACCCAATCAGGTGCACCTAATGGCAATTGGCGACAACAACCTTCAGCTCGCGTCCGGCATTGATCCGCAGGTGATGGTGCCCGGCGAGGTCTACGAACTCGCGTTCCACGTGCACAACGGGGCAGGGCAGAACTTCTCCTGGACAAACTTCACGCCCAAGATGCGCGTGGACGTGGGCACGTTGAGCACGACATTTACGGGCACGGTGGTGAGCGCGGGAGGCGGCACCGCTGGCTTCTCGCTGACCGCCGTGCAGACCGCGACCTTCGCGTCCAATGCCTGGGGACGCATCGTGCTGTACGCGGATCCGAACACCGGCAGCGAGAACCTGCATATCGCGACCATTGATCTTCGCACGACCAACGAGGTAATCCCGTGATTCAGAACATGATGCGTAAGGCGATGGTCGCCGGTGAGGGCGCAACGCTCGCCATTGATTTCTCCACTGGCACGCTTCCGAGTGGGATGACGTTCACTCGCGGCACAAGCGGAACGTACATCAACAATTCAGGCTTTTTGTCGCTTGCGGTCGCCAACACAGCACGTTTCGATTACACGGGCGGGAGTTTTCGCGGTCTGCTTGTTGAAGCAGAGGCGACAAATTTGCTCACCTACTCCGAGGCGTTCACGCCTAGTTGGACAGATTCAAGCATCACGAGAAACTCGACAGGCGCCACCAGCCCGAGAAACTTTGCCGAAGCCCTGCAAGTCACGGCCTCCGCCGGCAACGCGACGATCATCCGGAGCGCTGCTGTTGGTACTTCCGCCCAGCGGACTTTCAGCATTTGGCTGCGACGTAATTCCGGTACCGGAAACGTTCAATACACGTTGGACAACGGTGCATCCTGGACAACGCAGGCGATCACTTCCACTTGGACGAGATACATCTTTCCGGCGACTACCGCCAACCATCAGGTCGGAATCCAAATTGTTACCAGCGGGGACAGCATCGAACTGTTTGGCGCTCAACTTGAAACCGGATCCGGTGCGTCGAGTTACATCAATACGATTGCCAGCCAGGTAAACCGTCAGGCTGACTTTGCGGTCATCTCGGATTTGACAGCTGTCGGATTCAACACGGCTGGTGGTTCGTTGATCATGCGTGGATACCAGACCAAACTCTCTTCCGGCTCGTACCCGGCGTTGGCTGGGTTCCTTGATTCCAGCGACGTTGACGTGTTTGGAATACGGAACGATGTCGCGGGTGCAGTCATGTTTGGTCGATTTGCCGGCACATCGACTAGTGCGGAAGCAAATCGCACCATCACGAACAACGCGGCTTACGCGTTCGGTATGTCGGTGAACCCGGCGCTGACTAGCAGTGCAATCATCGTTTCCATGAATGGATCATCGACTACGGCAAACAAATCCGGAACTGCTACGGCAATCACCACGCCGACCAAGTTTGTGCTGACGAGGCCCGGTTACGGGCTTTACATCAATTGCGGCGCGATCGCCAGCATCAACTACTTCCCGACCATCAAGACCGCCGCTGAACTCAACACCCTGACCACATGAACGACTACCTCCTCCGAGCTGACAGCCAATCCGAGATGGACGACGCATTGATTGCGGCGGGAGTCGCCCACGAGGTCGCCGACCAAGGCGGCAAGGTGTTGGTGCTTCCCGTCGATGGAATCTGCATCGATCGCATCGGATCAATCCTGCCCGATGTGCGCTACCACGTGAACCTTCGCTCCGTGTCTGCTTTGACAACGGCCCAGTTGGCCGATTTGCCAACCTTCTCGCCGGTGCCGACTGTCCCGTATCGGGTATTTGCATGATGCGAGTGATCGCTGTCATCCTCGCGCTATCGCTCGCCGGTTGCACCAACCACACGGCAGCGATTGCGCATTCGGCCATCGACGCCCGCCAGGCGGTGGGCGCGGCGATCGTCCACATGGACGCGGCCCGCGAGGAGCTGGACGGATTGCAGACGTCCATCGAGGCCGTGCAGGAACACGTCGCATTTGTGAGCGACGAGGAGCCTGGCATTTTCAGCACGCTCAAATACGTGTCCGTCGCCGGGGTCGTGATCGGCGCGTTTGCCCTGGTCTACACAATCAAAAATTGGAAGCTCGTATGAACCTCGCACCCTGGCAATACACGCTCTGGCTGGTGGGCCTGATGGCCATCACCTTCGCCTCCGGTTGTTCCATCGGTCTCACCTTCGCACGTAAGCAGAAAGCGAAAC